ACAGCATATGTTCCTCGAGGTTTGAAGAAGCCGCCGTAAGGGACGTTCACCCAGTTCTGCTCAGGGTCAAGATACAGACCGCGACGAACCTGAAGCGCGTAAGTTGTTGGATCTACACGGAATTCAAAGATATTGTCTCTGACGTTACCTGAGTTTTCATCGAAGATGTCGTTAAGCAAGTCGGCAAGTGTACGATCGCCAAACTCAGCAGATTCTAAGTAAGTGTCGAGCAGGTGAGTTCCTGTTCGAGCAGAACGGAAGTCAATCTGTTCAAGTTTGGGACGGGTTTCTGCCATTACTCAATTCCATTCCGCTTTAGAAGCTGTATGACTTTTGCTCGGGTCAACGAGTAGTCCTCATTTACCTCGAACTTCTGTCGAAGGTAGCTAACTTCTGTGACTAGATCGTCCACCTTTGCCAGTATGGAAGTGACGTCTACTGGCTTCTCTTGCTTTGGGGCTGGGATCGCGGCAATCGATTCTTGGATCAACGCCTTTACCCAAGCCTTTGTGTTTGGGTTTAGATCAACCAACTTCTCTAGCTGAGACGCTTTAGGTTGTGTTGCCATTACTCTCCCTGCCTCTTGAGGTTCCCTTTCTGAATTTCCTGCTCAAGCTGTTCTTGAGGCATGACTGAAGCGCCGCGCATCTTCTCCATCATTTCCATCTGTTGTGATGGCGATGGGCCAGCGTCAGCTTCTTCTTTCGTGATCTTGAACTGTTCGAGGTCGCTGACACCCATCGAGCGAATAGCTTCCTCTGCAATCTTCCCGGCTTTGTATTCTTGGTTTAGTCCGGTCTGACCCATAACTTGCAGAATGTTCATCCAAGTCTCTGCGTTACGAGTCGGCTCGATGGGTAGCGTCCCGTCTACCACGAGGTAGTCGATGTCTCCCTGAATCATGCCGATATCGAAGTCCAAGTAATCGTCTTCAATCAGTGGCTTGAGTTGTCCGGGCGCATTGTTTGCGTTGATTCGGAGCGAGCCTTCGTACTCAAGCGCGTCTTGTAGGTTGGAGACCATCATGCGAACAAGCGGACGCACTGTTGTTGACGAGATAATTCTTGAGATGACGCCAAGGCGTTGAGAGCCTAACTGTGTAAGACGCTGGATCTCCGTCGCCGTTCGGATACCGTCAGACGTAGGCATGCCCTGCTGTGCATCTGATGCGGCAGACACTCGTTGCTTGAGGTCTGACATCGCACCGATGTCCTGCCAATGGCCACGGGTTACGTCTGGGATCTCTGCGATAAACACGCCGTCACCGGGCTTTGTACCCGGCAGTGTTCTGACCAAGCCCCATGGGTTTCTGTCGATTAAGTCTGGGACGGAAACCGCTGTTGGGTCGACGAAGACTAAGTTGTTTAGCGCCGCTTGCACGTTGTCGATGCGTGAGCGTAGTAGCCACGTTGAGATTTCATGCAATGGCAACAGTAAGTCATACAGTGACTGCGCGTATGTCTTGTGCTTGTCGTGGTACAGGCCGCCGATTGTCACTGGGAACTGGCGGCCGTATGGGTTGAGCTGGAAGCGAATGATCGCGTACTCGTCTAGGACTGTTGCCAGAAGATAGACTTGGCCTAGCTCTGGGATTCCGATCTCGTAACCGTTGAGGCGGATCCATGCTTCGTCGACGATGCGTGATTGATCGAGCGAGAAATGGTATCCGTTCTCTTGCGATGCTGGCTCTTCTGGGTTGATAGAGAGTCCGCGACCCTCCTCCTTAAACCAGCCGTGCGCATCCCATGCGTGATGGCGAACTTCCTTGCGACGTAGCCCCGGATATTTATTGAGCTTGGGGTACAACTCTGAACCAACAAGAGCGCTTGTCGACATGTGGTCTGTGAAGACGATGAATTGCATGCGATCCCAGTCGCCCCACTGTACGCGAGGATCCGGGAAGCAACGACGTGGGTCGAAGTTCACGATGTCGTTCGTCTTGGTGACTGGATTCCATACGCACTTTGTCGGAGCGAATCCGTAGCGTATTGAGTCTAATAGCATTTGTGCGATGTTCGCCTCGCCTGCTGTCCGGCGCATGTGCTGATGTAGCAGGCGCTCTAGGATCAGTGCTGACTTGCGGGACTTACGGTTAAGACCTTCCAACTGAAACATTGGGTTGCGGCCTGTGAGTGCCGACATAAGATAAGTAAGGACTGTGTCTGCGATTGCTCGAGTATCTGCGACGACAACTTTCTCGCGGAACTTCGTACTGTCGGCAGGAACCCATACGTCGTGAGCGCGATCTGCGTCCTGCCAATGCTTGTAGCGGCGGCTGATCTTATCGTGCGACATCTTAGTGATAGCACGGACGTAGTCGATCAGCTTGCGCTCTTGATCCTCTGACAACATGTCGGAGATATCTTGGTAGCTAAGCAACTGATCTTTGAGGTTACTCAGGTCAACAACTTGGTCGACGTGCTGAGAAAATGGTTCGGTCTTGTATCGCATGTGCTACTAATACCTTCTAGCGTTTCGCTCGTCGTCCTAGAGTTCGCCCCAATTTTTGAACTCGGGGCCATTCTTGATCTCTTTAGACCACCAATCCCTTGAAGAGCTTGTCTTAAACTGGTTATGGAGCGATCCAGCCATGTCTAGCGGTGTTGTAAGCGCATCAGAGGCTTGTCCTCCCATCTTCGCAATGGCTTCCAGCCCCATAGTCATCGCGTCGATTTGGTCGTCATGTTTCCCGTTCGGGAAGGACTGAGCCTCAGTCATAAACTCATCGATCCAATCTGCACTATCTGGGACGAAAACTCGTCCCCCCTCTATCAACGGGGTGACTGCGTTAAGACGGCTGACCTTGTCTGTGGTGACACGAACTGGGATGACTGAGATGCCAGATTGATTCCTTAGCTCTTGGATAAGTGATTGTCCGCTCGCCTTGTCTTCGATGTAGAAGCCACGGAGACCTTGGCCACGCCAGCGAGTATTTAGCATCACTGCGGCACGCTTGAGCTCTGGGAAGTCGTAGCGGCCACGGATGACGTCTAGGAGAAAGATATCTCCTGCCCGGTCCATGCCGAGAACCATCATGACGGAGTAGTCGGCTGTCTCTGTTTTCTTGAAGGCTGTATCAGCGGCGATGATGACCGTACTGCACTCTGGCTTCTCTTTGTACTGACGCCACCAGCCTGACTTAATGAGGTTACCGCCTGCAATGAACGGTGACTGTTGGTAGAGAGATGCGAACTCTCGAGGATCAAGGCGCTCTCTCTTTCGTAGCTCTTCAATCGGGAAGCGTGTTGGCCAGAGGGCTTCTTCTTTCTCCTCGAGGTAGGATCGCTTAGATGGACTAACCTTACTTAGTTCGCCTTGAGGTATGTACCTAGGGTCGTCTTCTGGCAATGAGGCGACGGATTTCTTGACTGAGCCAGCGACTTTTCGGATGGCTGGGAAATTGACGTGCTCCCATGCACCCTCTTTCCAGTCTTCCGTTTCCATGATTCGACCAGCGAGGTCGTCTGGATGCCATCGGGTAAGGATGACGATTTCGATAGCCGGAGCTCCATTTGGCTCTGGTTGCTTTCGCGTTGTTAAGGCGGAGACGTAGTAGCTCCACGTCTTGTTTCTTTGGGTGGCGCTGTCCGCCTCCTCTCGAGCCTTGACTGGGTCGTCCACCAAGAGAAGGGTCGCCGCGCGACCAGTCGTTGAACCCCCGAGGCCGGTTGCGTAATACCCGCCCCCGCTTGCGGTGCGCCAATCGTCTACCGCCCGACTTTCATCAGAGAGGATAAAATCTGGGAAAGCCTGCTGGATGATTGGCTCTCTGGCGTTATCTCGAGTTTGTCTTCCGAAAGTTTTGGCGAGGTCTTGGTTGTAACTGGTGGCGAGGACGTTTCGGTTTGGCCGCTTAGCGAGGTAGTAGACTGGGAATAAGGTTGAGGCCAGCCAAGACTTTCCATGACGAGGCGGCATTGTGATAAGTAAACGTCTTTTGCCAAGTGAGCCGCTTTCCAGCTTGTCGAGTACGTCGATAAGCTCAAGTTGAAAATCTGCGAGTTCAAACTCTGGAGATACTGCTTGTACAAATCCATGGAAGTTATCCTGTGCTTTCTGAATCGTGAGTAGGCGTTTCGCCGCTTGCTGTGGTGTTAGATTCATTTGATACCTCTTCAAATTCCACGTCTTCCGCTTCGCTGGCTTCTTGCCCCTGCTTGGCGATTTCCATTAGTTCATCGACGGTCAGCTCGTGCACCTGCTTGTTTTCTACGCTGTGCTCGTTGAACGAGTGGTGCAGGTCGGGCATGACCTTGTTAAGCATTACTGTGAATAAGCGAACTTGTTGGTTGTCCCACTTCTTTGAGCCAGCGAGAACTTCGCGCACATCTGGCAAGTTGCTACGCACGACATCCAGTACGCTTCGTCTGACCCTGTCGACCTGCATTGGTGTGACTGGAGGCAGGCCGCCAGTGCCACCCTTTGTTGGGTGAGGAGAGTTACGAACCTTTGGCATTTCTTAGCCCTGTAAAGTTGTGAGGATCAATCTGACGCATGACCATCTTCTGAAGAGCCTCGACATATGCGTCATATGTCTTCGTGATGAATTCGTTTTGCTTGTCAGAGGGGACAAACATCTCCTGAAACTCCTCAGCAGACCCTTCAATCTCGATCGTTACTTTCATTACTTGAACCCCACCATAAGATCATCGACTTCCATATCCATCGTCTTATCTTCGATCTGCCTAGCCTTGGCTTCTAACCATCTGGCTAATCTGTATCTCGCCTTTATGTACAACCTTCTTAACTTCTTTCTCATGGCTGAAATCTCTAAAGGTACAACTGGGCTTTCACCAACTTGAGTTCGAGCGCGATGATTTTTTGCTCGAGCTTCAGGCTCTTTCTTCGGAGTCGCTGAGTATTTGCCATCAGCAATTTGAACCAAGTCTTTCTTAGCTTGCGCTTGATCTTTTCACTGTTCATTTATTGACCACCTGTTTTCAATTTTTGGTGCGAAATTTCGGGTTGCTGGGCATGGCAAACACGAAACCGATCGGCGGAGAGGGGGTGTACCCCCCCTCTCAGCCAGTTTGAGTGGCAGGGGGGTGTCGTAAGACACCCGAAACCCACTGTTCATGCGTGTGTTGGATCCTTCCGAAGGAGTATCTGGTAGTAAAAATCCCATTACGTTTCCTAACCTACTGATTTGTCTACGATTAAATAACTCTGTGGATTACAACGTAATCATTTCAAGAACTTACCGACCGAGTCGTCCACCTTTTCCAAAGGAAAAGAATAGGTGAAGAGATCGATGCCGGTCGGCGGTGGTCGTCGTCGGTCAAATCAATCCGATACTCGAGGAGAGTAATCATGCAAATCACTAACGAAAATGTAATGTCTGGCAAGTTCATTGGTATCACTTCACGCGATCTCGTGGACTTCGCAATCTCGAATAACTCCGACTCGGAGTTGGTCACTCGCGTACATGCCGAGGTAACTCGTCGTGCTAACGACGAGACTCGCAAGGTCGCGTCACGCAAGGCAAGCGCGAAGCAAGCGCAACGTCTGGCGAGCATGCACTTCGTGCAACCGCCTGCGCCTACTGCGCCAAGCGCACCCGCTAACTTGAGCAAGCTCAAGAAGGCTGACTTGATCGCCATGATCGAGGCTCTCACTGCCTAACACACACAAGGGGCGGCTCCTTCGGGGGTCGCCCTTTTTTTTCGTCCAAACGCCAGAGGAGGTACGGACATGAACAAGCCACGCATCACCATCAAAACCACGCCGTATTGCACAGTGATACGCACGAAATCAACCAAGTTCGGGTTCGACTCGTGCGTGCTGTCCAATCGCGAAATCGCCGCAAACGGCATGACCGAGACGTTCCTACGCGAACTCGATCGCGCTGTCATCGGCGGTTACCCAGCCACGGCACGCAAGCTCGGTCGCATGGCCGAGTACATGGGTGTTCAAGCCTAGTGCATCAGCCCATGCGTTCTGCGGAGCGCATGTTCGGGTGTACTTACCCGCTTTGAAACAACCAAGGAGCATCACAATGCAAACAATCACACTTCGCGCCAAGCGCAAAAAAATCCCACCTCGTGTTCGCAAGGCTGTTGAGCTTTGCCTGCAACACAACGGCTTCACGTCAGACGACGCTCACTTCCAAGCGGAGTGGCTCGAGGCCACTGGAGAACTGCGCGTCACCGACGCACCAGATCACCTCAAGCGTGACCTCAAGACGTGTGGGCTTTTCCACTTCGTACAGTTCTAACTCGACAGACGGGTGTGCGGGCACTATCCTGCACATCTGTCACACATTTATGACACAACTAAGGAGCATCACCACATGAACATCATCAAGACGGCGGCGGCTTACGCAACCATGGTCTTGCTTGGGCTCACGATGTCACTGGTTCTCATGAACTGGGCGTCGGGTTGCGGGCAAGTCTTCTACTACCCAGACGGAACGTGGCGCACCGGTGAGTGCGTGCTTATCCCGCACGAAAGCAAGCGAGGTACATGGCAATGATTACGGAGCTACATAACCAACACGAGCTTGACGACTTCACGTTGTACTTGCTCGAAAACCTGCTTACGCGAACACACGGCAAGCGATGTGACACATACGACGAGGGCTGTGTCGTTTGCGAGGGATGGAAATTCTTCGATGGCCTGTCAGAGATAGTGAAGGAGATGCGCAAATGAGACACGAAACAACACTCGGGTACATCT